ACCCTCATTCTTTGATTGTACCATCTATTCTTTATTCTTTTCTTTCTTGAGAAACTTCTGTAGTTCGGATGTGCTACCAACATACAAATGATTGTGTTGAGTCTTCACTCCTTCGTTCTCATTGTTCAAATCTTTCATTTTCTTCTGCAAGTCTAATAGTTTCTCTGCAGTATCCCCAACGGTCTTTATAAGTTGTCCTGCGACCTCGTAAGCACGTGGGTGTTCCGTTTCTTTACATAAGTCGAGTATTCCATCGATTGCATCTTGTCCTCGTTCTACGAGGTTGTAGAGGGTCTCACGACCATACTTGTAGTCGTTATCTACAGTGTCTTGTTGGGTGGGAATTTTGACTACTTTAGTTTCTTTTTGTATATCTGCAGAAACATCTAAAATGTCTTCTAGTTTAGAATCTATATCTTTTGGCATATTTAACTCGCATCGGTAACTAAATCATCCGTAAAGGTTGTATCTGTTCCGTCATCATAAAAATTAACTGTCTCTGCAACCACAAATGTATCACTTGGGTCAACAGAACCTACAAACTTAAGTGTCGTATTTGCACTTATTGTTATTGCACCACTTAGTGTGATACTTAACTTATCAGATGCAACTGCTGAAATGGTTGGATTTGGTGTAGCACCTGTTCCAAACACTTCATCACCTACACTTATCTTACTATTTATTGCACTTGCAAAGGTCACAGCTGTTGAACTAGAAACTGCATTAGAAACTTCTGCAAAGGCAGGTTCATAGTGTTTAACTTCTTTAATAAGACCCGAAGAATTGATTTGAGTTGTGGTAAACCCACCAGTATCCGTATTGATATAGTCTCTTTCAATAACATTCTTAATAATTGTTCCTTGATAAACTGGGCCAAAGAAGTATATCTTCATAGAGAACTCTAAAGTATGTTCTATGACTCTTCTCTCATCAAACCCACCCTCGTAAGTATCTTCCATTGCAACACTATTAAGTGTAATAGGAACGTCTCTAACCTCACTCATACTGTCTACCATTTTCATCGTAACATTGTATTCGGGTTGGAAGTATGGTAGAATCTGTTCAATAATTTGTAGTCCATCATTTGCTTGTTTAGCAAGTATTGATAGGGTAAAGTTTATGGTATATGGGGCAGGTGCATATTGGAATGACCTTTTAACATCGCCAGTTTCTAGTGTACTCTTTTGTGAACGAATAAGTTTATTTTGTTGTCTAGTTGCATCATATTCAAATCCAGCAATCTCAAAAGCCATTCTTGGTAGACTTATTGCACTTCTATTACCATCACTTAAATCTGCTTCTTCAGAAAGTCTTTCTAACCACTTTTGTTTTGGGCCATATGATATGGGTACAATCTGTTGAGACAATACAGTTCCGTCTGATTTTGTCTTCTTAATTGTAATGTTGTTGAATAGTGTACCAAAAATAGATACACTTCTTTTAACTGTTTCGTGGTAAAAATGAGTACCGAACATTATGTAACCTCACCGAATGGGTTTGTTTCTGAGAAGTCTAAGTATGCATCTCCCTTAGTTTCAAAGTCTAAGTTCTGTGCATTGCCATCATTTGACATTGTCATAATATCTGTAATTGATGCAATCGTTCTAGATACTCCTGATTCTGCACCAACTAGTGTATCACCGACTTGAAGTGTTTTAGTGTTATGTACTATATTGAGTCTCTCTGATGCACCAGCCCAATTAGAAACTTCTCCAACCACGACTCCACTAAGTGTAACATTTTCGTTAATAACGTATGCACCCGAACCACTGTTCATGGTTAGGTCTATGACATAAGCTTGTTTATTTTCAATAACATCAATATTACCAATATCAGTATCAAAGTCTTCTCCACTATACTCAAACAGTTCACACTGTAATTTGAATACGAATAGTTTACCCACTTGATAGAACGGATTTTCATGTTCTACAAATTTGATCTCAAACATTGAACCACTCATAGGGAAGTATATTAAATCCCCTTCGTTTGGTCTAAGTGATGTTGCAAGGTTTGAATCTAATGAGATGAATCTTTCCCAACTTCTTAGGGATAGAACGAATGTTGCTGTGTCTCTGACTTGGACACCAAACTTGGACATAAGGTCTCCATCACCCTCAAATCCTTCTGAATTCTCAATGTACATTTCAACAGAGTATGAATCTCCAAAGGTAGACTGCACGTCTTCACCTAGGATTACATCCTCTTCCATGACTTCTCTAGGTAAATAGAAAGTCTCATGTCCATACATTCTCAAAGACTCAACAATTAAATCCTCGTAAAGATTCTGTTCAGTCTGAACTGCATGGTTAAAGAATACATTGGTTGTCATAAAGTCTAACCCATCATGTCCATAACAGGCATTTCAAAGTTCAATCTAGACTCCTCTTCAAGTCTTAGTATTTCTTCTTGTGCCTCTTGTTTCATTTGCTCCGAGTTGAGTGTAACTCCGCCAGGCAATGCGATACCTGTGAATTTTGCAAGGTTTTCACCCCACTGATATTTTACTAATGCAGTTGCATATTTCTTCAACCACATATCATTATAGATATCTGTCATGTCTGTTGGGTCTAACTTTCTGTAACACTCAATGATTATGTACTCACCTGCTGTAAGTTTGTTTGCATTGTAGTCCATGTAAAGTCTATTACTATGTGTGTTATAACGTATTGGTATCTGACCAACTAACATCTGATTGAGTAATGCAAGGTGTGACTGAACTTGTGAATAGTACATGACACTTGTAGATGTCAAATCCCATAGGTCACCTAGTCTAAGTTGATACTGAATATCAAACATACCCGACTGTTCGCCACTTGAAAATGGAAATATGTTAATAACAGAAAGTACATGTTCGGGAAGAGTGAAATAGTTCTGACCTTCTCCGTATGTCTGACTTGCAATTGCTTGTGTTCCACTAGTTGCAGCGTTATGTGTCTCGTTTGTTTTAAACGAATCAATCTCTGCTTGAGTGATTTGATGTTTTAGATAACACTTAATAGAACCATCGTAGTGGTATTCACGGAAATACTGAAGTGCTTCATCAACTCTATCGTCTAGTTGGTCGTCATCGATGTTAATCTCAACGACAGGAGCTCCAAGTTTTCTCTTGATATATTCTTTAAATGTTGATAATGAATTTGGTTGTGCCATAATAGTATTCCTGTTGTAATACTATTTATATGAATTATAAACCTATTCTTGGAAGTATGTCTTAGATTGGAGCCTATCTAACTTTTCATCGATTCTTTCTATAGTACCCATAAGACGATTAAAGTCTAACTCTATTTGGTCTCTTGTTACATACTCTTTTGCTATTTCTTCTCTAGTCTTATTAACTAGTATGTCAAGTCTTTTTTGTTCTGATAACAGACTTCTTATTAGCAAACCTAACGGTGTTAACACCACAGTTAAGAGTAAGTTCCAAATGATATGTGCGTCTAATACTATTTCCATATCATTATTTAGTATTTCTACTTCATTATGGGGTTACCATTCACATCTAAATCGAAAACAAATTCATTGGGATTGAAATTTTTAACTGTTCCTTGATTAGCTGTATTGGTTTTATAGTCCATAGTTATGTTGAATGATATACTGTATCTCTCTTTATGAGTTGGGTTGGGTTCTACCATATGCATTGCACCACTTGGAAATAGAATCAATTCTCCACTCCTTGGTTCAAAACCCTTAGATGTTGGGGTTCTATCGCTGTTTGGAAAATCTGCAACAACCTTTGTATCAGTTTCTATCATTTGGAGTTGACCTTCATCTCCGTCTGCTTGTATATAAAAGACACCACTATACCAACATCCGTTATGTAGATGTGGCATATTCCATGCAAGATGGTCATTGATATTTGCCCATGAGTTACTTATACCAACCACTGCAGTTTTAGGGTCTAGTCCATGAAAGGGTAATACTTCGTCATTGAATAGTGCAATTATTCTATTAATCAATTTGGTAAAGGCTGGATGTCTTTCACAACCATCATGTGATTGCCAACCAGTGTACTGATTAGAGAAACTTCTTCCAACTGGGTCTGTCCTTCTCATTGCATCCATTTCACTAACCAACTGGTCTAGATACTGTTGTTCAACACCACGAGATTCACACAGTCCTTCTTGTAGAAGGTTTCTATGGAATAGTAATGTTGGGAATAATAATCTAACTGCCATCTTGGTCTCCAAAGTCCATTTCTAATTGTATCTCTGCAGGTTGTTCAAACTCTGATTTCATCTTACCAGTCTTTGGGTCAAAGGGACACTCATCGGGTGTTGTATCCTCTTTAAAAAATTGTCCTTTCGAATGCCACATATGTGATTTCTTATAGTTACTGGTACTTTTTATAGTTTCTTTAGTTCCAGTTCTATTCAACTCTTCAATCGTTACATCATCGGTATCAGACAATCGAGATGACCAATTATTTACAAAAGATTTATGACTCTTCAATGAATATGTGGCAACCCACTCTTCTCTTTTATATGGTATTATTTGACATAGTGGAGTTCCTTTTTTTATGACAAAGTCATGATCTACTTTGGGATAGAATATGATTTGTGCATTGTCATAATTTAATCTAAAACTATCTGTATCTATTATTCCCTGCCATGTTGCAAAGTAATCATTCTGAAATAGAAAGGGGTCTAGATAGAAACAGGAATATCCTTTTGGAGTTGTTATACACCAAGGATTTTTCATTTTGAATGCATCCTTTACAGGGCCACCAGTTCCTAGATAATCAAATCCATCTAATGTTTGGTGTGATGGGTGAGTTGCAGAAGCATTACCACCATCAGCCCATTTATCACTCTCGGGGTCAACTGCCATAAATCTCTTATCATCCGAATCAGTTTTACTATATCCCGATTTGATATGAAAATCTCTATTTGCAAGAAGTATCCAACCAGTTTTTAGCCAATCATCCATAGCAGGACATGACCTTATAGTTTTATTTGGCATTCCTTGATTCATATCAGCCACTTTCATTGTTTTCCACCAATCGGGTGATACTGATTTTGCTAGAACAGGTTTAAAATCTTGTATGGTTTCTGTACTATAGGTATGAAAGTCTATCGTTGGCATCGTAATTTTCCTCTGTGTCTGTAAGTCTCACTTCATCACCACGAATGACCAGTGACCTTCTATCTATGTATCTTGCAGAAGGATTTGGTGCATCTGCACCGTGTGGTATTCTTCCATCAAACATAATCAATCTATTAGGTTTGAATTCAATTTCTGTAATTTGATGATTTTTAATGTGGTCATCACGCCCATCCAATCCTTGTTGTGGAGAATCGTATATTCTTAATGTACCACCCCATTTAGGATTCCAAAATGTGTTTGGGTAATACAGAAAAGAAAGATTCCATTCGTCCTCATCTTTACAATCTGAGTGGGTTGTTCCATGTAATCCTTGAGTTTGTGAATTAAGACCAGCATACTGAAATCTAACCCACTTAAAACCAAATTCAGTTTGTAGTCTTCTGTTAAGATATTTTGTAAATTTGGTGTCTAGGGGATTGACATCATCGTCTGTTGCATAGTTTTCTCTGAGCATACTTCCACCCCAAAAACTATGATGGGGCAACCCTGTGGATGACCCACTTCTTACTTCATTAGTCTTTGCCCAAAAATTAGTGAACCTAAGTTGTCGGTCATAATATTGTTGTAATTCTGAACACAACCAATTATCTAAGACATAAATGTCCTTTAACGGAAGTTTATCAATCTTAAATGGTTCATCAATATAGACAACTTTTGGAACATATTCCATAAAGACTATCTTTGTATATCGGGTGGAGTCATATTGTTTGGTATGTAACTTTCATATACACCAAACTCTTTAAGATGGTCTTCACGAGTTGCATGTATTTCTCCACACACTTCATCAAAGACTACAAAGATAGCATCTCCATATTCCATTACTCGTCTTGCATTAGACCTGTACGGGTGATTAGACCCCTCTCTTCCAGCAAATACAACTTCATTTAAGTCATCGAAACCTAAAGATTGGTAAAACTCTCCTAATAAGTTTTTGCAAACATTTCCTAAATCATTTGTATATTGACCAGCCAATGTAACTCCAATTGGTGGTTCTGAATTTGAAATATACATTTCAATCATTTCAACTTCTGCGTCTGTAAGTTGAGTGTGTACTTGTGAATCAAAATCTCCTTTACTGTCGTCCCATTTTTCTACTTTGACCTCTATGTCATCGTAAATCAAAACTTCATAGTCAAATCCTAACTCAGGCTTATCTACATTCTCAAATTCATAGTTAAGTCCCGATGGTTTTCTAATCCATAGTTTGTTGTCTTCAGTGTATACTAGTGCATTTTTCATAATTTTTCCTTTATCCTCATTTTACCTTACTATCACTATTTTGTGTAGAGGTTTTTGTATTTATTATATACTTCAAGATTATTTATGGTAGTTGAATCCATGTCATTTATCCATGGCCCACCTCTTGTGTAGTGAATACCAGTGTAATCCCATTTCTCTTCGGGGTTATCATAACCCTCCACAAAGATGTACTTCTGAGGTATCTCGCTAATCTTATCAGTCCATTCAAATTGATGTAACTGTTTTCCAGTCCAAGTGTTTACTACTTCGGGTGTTAACTTCTTACAGTCTTCGTGTCCGTTGTTGAAGAACATCATAGATGACCACAACTTACATGGATAGTCTATATTGACCTCACCATCAAACTTAGTTGCATCGTGTTCGTAATGTGGATACTTTATACAAGCAACAGCATCATCGGGACTTAGATAATTAAACATAGATAATGGAGTTTTCGTAAAGATAAAATCATTATCTACAAATAAACTAAACCCCTCATAGTTTTCTAAGTAAGGAATTAGGAATCTACTATATGTAAACTCGGTACTTTGATTTGCATACTCTCTATTATAGTCGGGAAGCTTGGCAATGTCAAGTATTTTTATTTCGGGTTCAAACTTGAGATACTTATTATATTGTCCACCTGATAGAGATTCCTTTATAGATTTCAGAATAGAAAACTTACATATGTCTTCTAAGTCATTCATATTAGAATCAAAACCAATATAGATAGTTAGTGGTTTTCCTTTAGAAAGTTGATGTACCTTCTTATTAAATTCGAAGACATCTTCCCTAAATCCAAGTTGTGCAAAATCTGTTTGCCACTCTATTACACCATTGGTGTAAAGGAAAGATATATTTTTGTGTCTACCATCTCTTTGTGATA